GATCATACAGTACAAGTTGACTTCAAAAGAAGTGATTGTCATGGACCTGGATATGCATGAGATTGTCACGCACCGCCGCCTTTATGGCGAAAATCTCATGGTCCATCATCACGACGCGCCTCCGAACTCCCGCCAGGTGCCGCCAGCCTGATCGTAGAAGTACACCTTCCCGGTGTCCATCTCAATGAGGCAGGAGCCGTTGGCGACCTTGTTTGTGGGCTTGGTGTCTGTGGAGAGGCAGGCCCCCTCCACGTAGCGGACGGAATCGTCGCTGCCGCCCAGCCATTTGCTCTCGTTATAAGTAATCAAGTGTTCCACCTCCATGAAAAAATGAAAGGCGGCGGGGCGTTCTGCCCTGCCGCCCCCGCGTCACATCTGCGTGATAGCCTGATCGCTCCGGCGCTGCGCGTCGTTCTGCGCCTTGTACGCCGCGTACTCCTGTTCCCGCGCGTGCTCCAGCACCTCCAGGAACTTGCGCTTGATCTTCACGGGCACGCCCCGCTGGATGCGTATGTTTTCGCCGTTGACGCTGACGAAAATCGGCTTGTCCTTCTGCGGGTCGCCGGTCAGAGGCGCGGTGTAGGACACGAGAGCCTCCGGGTCGTCCGGGTCCGGCTCCTTGGGCACCTGTGCTTCCAGCTCGGCCACGCGGGCCCGCAGGGCCTCCATCTCCGCCTCGGTGTTCTTGGTCACCGTGGCGGAAAGCTCCACGTCCGCCAGAATGTTGCCGTCCGCGCTTTCGGTCTTCTTTGCCATGGGATTACCTCCTTTTATTTGGTCGGGGCCGAGGCCCGCAGATTCCCACGGGCCCCGTCTGCCCCTAAAGGCTCACTCAGGGAGTGGCGGTGCTCTCGATGCGCACCATGTACTGCGGCACGAGGATCTTGGCCGTCTGCGTGGCCTTCCAGCCAACGGTGCTGCGCTGATCCAGAGGATCGGCGGTGCCGGCGGAGCCGCGCTGCTTCACGATGTGCTGCAGGCCGCCGCCCGTCACATCGGTCACGCCGTAGGCGTCGTCGGCGATGATGAGGGTGGAGTACACGTCCACCTTGGGGGTACCGGCGCCGGCGTTCTTCCAGACCTTGGCACGAGTGCTCTCCACGAAGCGGACGCCGGCGATCTTGCCGATCTCGTTCTCGTAGATGTTGCTGGTGTCCACGTACTGGTGGGGGTACTGCCACTCGGGGTCGTTCATGAGGTCGAACTTCACGTAGGGGTGGATGATACCCACGTAGCTGCCGTTGATCTTCGGGGCGTCCTGGCCCTCCAGGGTGCGGACGGCCAGCTTCACGTCGTTGACGGTGAGGTTGTTGTTGCTGGTGGGGGACGTGTAGGCCAGCGTGGCGCGGCTGGTGCCGCCCTGGGCGTACTGCACCACGGTACCGGCGTTCAGAACGTCGCGGATGAGACCGTCCAGGGTGCGGCCCGCCTGGGAAGCAATGAGCTTGGTGGCCTGGAGGATGTTGTTGTCGATGGCCGTCAGCTCCAGCAGGTCGGAGATGGTGACGTAGCCGCCATACTGCGCGATGGTGGCCGTCAGAGCGCTGACGTTGAGGCTCTGGCCGTCGGGGGTCACACCCTCGGTCAGCGGCGTGGTGAGCTCTGGCAGGGGATCATACTGCCGGAACTCGATGGTCTTGCCGCCGTTCCGGGGGATGGGATGCCGCTGGCCGAACTGCGCGTGCACCAGCTCGGGCTCCGCCAGGTCGATGAGGTAATCGCTGTAGTAGGTTTTCATCTCCGGGGACAGGTCGTTCCCGGTGGTGTTGTCCGTGGTGGTGTTGGTGTTGGGCTGAACGCCGTAGCTGCCCTCGGGGCCGCCGTCGTAAGCGGCGAACAGGTCAAGGATCATGGGCCGCGCCATGATCTTCGTGAGGATGTCGTTGGTCATTTTTACAGTCCTTTCCCGGACCGTCAGAAGGAGACTTTCTCTCCCCGCAGCGATCTGCGGGCGATCTCCGCCCGGTCCGCTTTTGTGAATTTTGAGGGGTCGTTTCTGTAGGTCACGGCTCCCTTGGGCGTGTTGGCGGCCTCGGCGGGGCGCGCTCCCTTGGCCCGCACGTTGGCGGTGATCTTCTGCTCGGTGGACGCCGCCGTCGTCAGCACGGCGCTGTTCATGAGCTCGTCCATGTGGATCACCTTGTAGGCATGCTCCATGGGGACGCCGCTACGAAGGAGGGAAACGAACTGTGGATTCTGCGCCTCGGTCTCCAGGTTGAAGTCCGGATAGACCTGCGCGAGCTGCTGCGCCTCGCCGACCCAGCGCTGGAAGGTGCTGTTGGCCCGTTCCTGGCCTTCCTTCTCCCGCTGTGCCTGCAGCAGTGCCCTGTTCTCGCGCTCCAGCTTCTGCATCTGCTTGTACTGCTCCACGGTCATACCCGCTTCATCGGCGGCCTCGGACCAGTAAGCGTTGTCGTTTTCCACCTTTTCCATCAGCGCCTTATAGTCGCCGTCGGCGACCTGATAGCGCTGCAGCAGCACGTCCAGCACGGGCTTCTGCGCGTCAAGCTGCTCCTGGAGGGTCTTGTTTTCACGGACCTTTTTCCCAACGATGCGATTGATGTCCGCATCAAAAAGATCCTTGAAGTCACCCTCCTTGAACTGCCGATACTGCGCCTTCCGTGCCTCGGCGGTGTCGCTGGTAGTCTGTACGGTGCTGGCGCTCTCCTGCCCGGCGTCAGCAGGACCCGTCTCCGGCGGCCTGCCGTAGACGACGTTTTCAAATGCTCCGCCCGATCTGCGCTTCAGCGCCGGCGCTCCTGCGGGTACAGACCCTTCCCCGTTCCCGGCAGGGGCCGCCGCTCCCCCCTCGCCTCCGGCAGCGGCGCCGTCGAACAGGTCAAGGATAAAGGGGAGAAAAGATATTTGCTGGTACATGGTAAAACCTCCAATCCGCGGCACACAAAGCTCGCCGTGTAAGCATTCCGCGGCATACCCGCCGTGTGGGGCCGGGGAGCGCGGGACCGGCGGGGGGAGGAGAATGATAGCCCCCCGCCTCGGCCTGCGGGTCCCGCTATTCTTGAACAAGG